CTCCCGTTACCATCGTGTAACGCCACTAGGAGATTCAAATGGCTAATGCAGTACGCTTTCCTCGGGGACTCACTACCTTTCCCCCTCGTTCCGTCATGGCGACGTATCCTATCGCTACGTCCCCTTCCCAGATTGTCCTCAGTGAGGACTTCATCCCTTATCGGGCTGGTGACTACACCGTAACCCAGACTAACGGCACCGCCGCAAGTTTTGGCTTCCCCGGCGGGATGCTCAAGCTTTCTACGGCCGGCTCAACCGCTGCGGATGTGATCTCACTCCAGCGCTTGGGAGCCGCTTTCCAGGCACTTCCGCTCAATCAACTCTGGTGCAATACTAAGCTGGCTTACCCCGCGACGGTCGGCAATGCTAACGACACGAATATTTATGCAGGCTTGTTTGATAACGCCGTTCCTTCGTCTGCTTCAAACGGTGTCTACTTCATCAAGCCCGCCGGCGGGACTGCCGTCCACTTTGTTATCAAGAAGGCTGGCACCACCACCACCTTCCAGAATATCGCCGACCTGGTGCGGCCTAGTGGTCTCTACGGGGACACAAACAGTATCGCAGGCACTCTCTCGGCAACTGTCGCGGGTAACGTCTTCACCGCTGTCACGATTGCCACTCCGGGTGCAGGTTATCAGGCCAGCCCGCTGGTGCTTTCGACCTCGACTTCCGGCAGTGCGGGCAATGTCCCGGTCATGGTTGGTATTGGCTCTACCGCAAACAGCCAGTCTAACCCCGCTGTTCCAATCGTTACTTCGGGACTCGCCTACGGCTCTCTCTACGCGCCTTTCGTCAGTGTGCCTGGCTCTGGCTATACTAACGCTGGCCCAGTTACCACCTACCTTGAGGTCGAGCCCCTCATCGACCTGGCTTTCTACTACAACGGAAAAGATACGCTCTACGTTGGGGTTAATGGTCGACAGGTTCTAAGCATTGGCGCGAGCGGTGTTGTGGGCGTAGCAGCCGGTGCGACGGTCAACGTCGCCACGGGCATCTCCCCCGCCTATCTATCCGCAACCCAGCTCACAACTTCTGTTGCCCCAGTCCAGCCAAGTATCGGAAGTGCCTTTAACCTACTTCCCCTGCTTCCGCTGACATACGGGGTCAGCGTTGCCAACACCACTGCTAATGCTCGCGCCTTGTACCTGAACGAGTATTCTGTCGGCGTGGAGCTCAACTAACATGCTACTTGCCCATGCCGGAACTCGGGACGGCCATAAGAATGTGGTGGCTATGGCATCTGGAAGAGGCCCGGGCAAAGTGCAGCTCACTGACCTTGCGAAACTTGAGCCGAGGCCACTGGCGCTGCGGTTTGAGTCCGTCACCTTCTCGGTTGAAGCCGGGACAAAGGTTATCCTGCAGTGGGCGAACGGCTTTCCCCTTATGCCGCTGGAGGGCAGGGGGATGTTAAGTGTTGAAGCCTTTGAAGGTCTCAAGGGCGAGGAGGGCCAAGACCTTATCGCGATTGTCGAAGGTAAGGGCTTGGTCTTTCTCGCTTTGGACCTCACGAAACTAGGAGTATAGCATGGCTGGAAATGTTGTTAAGATTTACAGCGGGGAGTCTCCGAAGTACTTTAACTTCGGAACTCCTACGCTTCCCGCACTCACCACTCTGGCCAATGGTAATAGTCAGCCATTGTTTAAGGATAGCCCGTTCGCTACGCTTCAGGCGATCTTGAACTCCTCTATCGGCAATGCGGTAACAGCTACTGTCACCGTTCAGGGAACAAACGATTACTACAGCGGCTCTGGTATGCAGATCGGGGGGATCGCAACCTCCAACGGCTCCGCCACTATCACCAGCGCCTCGGGAAACTTTGGGGGCGGCGTGGCGCAGAACCAAGAGATAGCCCCTATCCCGGTTGTGGTCGGGATGCTGGTCAGCGGTCCTGGTGTTCCGGCTGGAACGACTGTCCAGACTGTTACAAGCAACACGTCGATTGTTCTGAGCCAGAACTGCACAGCAACCTCTCTTAACGCAGGGCTGGTGTTTTTTGCCAATAACTGGTGCGCGACTGCCCTTGGTGTGATTACTCTCTCCGGCACGACTGCGCAGGCAACCCCATCCTTCTCTGATGGTTTTACCACTCAGTCTACCTGGCGTTACCTTCGGACAGTGGTTAGCAACGTGACTGGCACCGGAGCGGCGGTTCAAGTGCTGCTAGGAGTCTGATATGGGTATTTTTACTAATCCGAGTGTCAGTGGCGTTTTAGCGGCGCAGGGGCAAGTTCCGCAGATTCTCGCCCAGTCCGCCGTTCCCGCTGGCCTACCCTCCAGCGGCACGGTGGGCGCGAATGGTGCACTATCCGGCATCACGGCTTTCCCCACCACCTACTCCGGTGGTATCTGGCTCTACTTCCCAGCCGGTGCGGTTTATGCCGGCTCAGTGGCTGGCTCTTACTGGACGGTGATGAGTAGTACCACGGCAGGCACGGTCTACAACAACAAGCTAACTATCCCCGGCCCGCTTACTCCGCCCGCAAGTCCGACGCCAGTAGTGGACGCAGGCCCAGGCGCTTATACGCAGACCACTGCTACTAATATTTCCGTGTTCGGCGTAACTGTGCCGGGTGGGGCGATGGGGAATAATGGCGAGATTTTTATTCGTAAAATGGGCGTGTGCTTTAATTCCGCCGGGAATAAGGTTGTTGACTCGCGTATTAACGGCACTGCTTTTGCCGGATATACGTTCACAGCGCAGCAATCATTTAGGGGATATGACACGCTTCAAGCAGCAGGCAGTAATAATAGGCAAATAGGAAATAATTACTGTCCGATTGGCGGAATTGCCGGCATGGACCTTCTGCGGCGAACTTACGATATGTCCGTAGATACACTACTGACGAATAGCCTTAATTTATCTGTCGCTACTGACTTCATCATCATTGAGGCGACGTCAATACAAATCCTCCCGAGCGCCTAAGCCATGACTATTGCCACATATCCACCCACCCAAGCCGGCCAGACGAATGCCTTCGCCGTCGCTGATCCGAAGAACGTCAGTTTCGATGGCAACCAATTCGTGGTTAAGACAGGTACTGCTTATGATGCCGGCCCAGCACCTACCGCTGACGAGGTAGATCGTGCCGCTGCTCGTGCTTACGTCAAACTCACCGCGCTCAAAGCCATGACTCCTGCGCAGGTACAAACTTGGGTTGCGGCAAACGTCACTACGCTCGCCCAGGCCCAAGACGCCATTGCTACGCTTGCCATTGCTGTCGGAATACTCTCCCGCTCCTTGTGATGGGTGACGCTGACTTCCTCTCCCTCGGCGACTGGAATGCCGTATGCTTTCGCTGCGGTAAGAAGGCCAAGGCATCCACTCTGCGCCGAGAGTGGGAGGGTTTCTACGTCTGCGAGAGCTGCTGGGAGCCGCGCCATCCGCAGGAGTTTGTGCGCGGGGTACAAGACGTTCAAACGGTTCCGTGGAGTCAGCCAGAAAACTGGACTGCAATTCCCCTTCCAGGGCTGGCGTGTTTCCTTCACATTAGTATTGCAGGGTATGCCTTAGCGGGCTGCGCGCGTGCTGGAGTAGTTTTCTAAGAGGTTTCTATGACAAGCACTGTTTTTGTAGATCAAGTAACTCCGATTGTCGCCAGTTGGCTAAACGACGTAAACGCCGGGGTGTATACAACACTCCCGCTGAAAGCTGCAGCGGGCGCCAACACTGATATCACGAGCCTGGCGGCGCTGGCGAGCCTGAACAGCGGGCCGCTCGCCGGCTTCAGGAATCGTCTGCGCAACGGTGGGGTGCAGATAGCGCAGCGGGGCGTGTCGGCTAGTGATGTGAATGGATATTTCGTTGACGGCTGGTACACAAACCGAACCGGCAGCGTTAACCATATGAACCTTCAGGTGAGTAATGTTTTTTTCGGGGTTAACAAGTTTGGGATGAAAATTTCCCGGACTGCTGGTGATACGCAAACAAACGCGCTCAATCTGTACCAGCCCATCGAGCAGACAATCTCGCAGAGCCTGGCAGGCGGTAACGCGACGCTATCCTTCATCCTTGGGGCTGGCGCGAATATCAGTTCGCCGACCGGGCATGCGGTTAATATTTATTACCAGACCAGCCTGACAGATCAGGGTGTTGGCGGAACCTGGACTGCAATCGGTGCGCAGACGTTCTCCGTCACTGCGAGTACAAGCTACGGCGCGCGACAAGGGTACACCTTCGCAATCCCGTCGAACGCCACGCAGTTAATGATACAGATCAGTTTCGCCGTTACCGGCACTGCGGGGGCTGATGAAAGTTTCTATATCACAGAAATCCAGCTTGAGCCTGGCTCAGTCGCCACGCCTTTCGAGCGCCGTTCGATTGGAGTGGAGCTTGCACTGTGCCAGCGGTACTTCGAGAAGTCCTACAACCAAGCGGATGCCCCTGGAACTGTGGGCTACCTAACACACGGCGGCGTTTTCTATGCTTTAGACACCGCCAGCGCAGTCGGCAACGCGCAGTTCAGCGTCACGAAGCGGACGACTCCGACTGTGGTTATTTACCAGCCAGTCACGGGGGCTTCTGGCAATGCGCGGGATAACTCGGGAGGTGGTGCGTCGGTCCCAATGACAGTTGCGGATATTAGCCAGGTTGGATTCAACCGGCTGACCGGGACGATAACGACTGGCCACCAATTTTCAGCAATGTGGACAGCCTCAGCGGAGCTCTAAGCCATGTACAAACTTACCCAGCAAAACAACTCCGTTACGCGTTCCTCCGACAATGCCTGCATCCCGTTCGCGGATGGGAACTCCGACTACGCAGCTTACCAGGCGTGGCTTGCGGCGGGAAATGCCCCCGTACCCTACACTCCCACGCAGGCCGAGCTCGACGCTGCTTCGCAACATCTTCAAGATCAGACCGATCTCGACGACGTGAAGGGGCTTCCCTTCATAACCTTTTTGGTAAATCACCGCCCCGCTCAGATAGCAACTCGTATCACAGCTGATCTGGCCTCTGATGGAGTCGAGGCTGTAATAACACGCATTGCCAAAGCACTTTCTATTCTGGCCAAATCCACTTTTCGCTGAAAGGCTTTTATGTTTCAGGATGCCGAGGTCACTATCATCCTATGGGTTCTCGGAGGGCTGTTGTGTGTTATAGCGGCTCTTCTCGCGTGGGGTGTTCATCAAATGCAAAATCAAGTTGCCGAGATTTCAGAGCGCCTGTCGCAAATTAACAGAACGCTCGGCGGGATTGAACGAGACTTGCGCGGGGAACTCGCCGGGCTGGATCGCAGGGTATCTCAGCTTTACACAGCGGTTCGCTCGCTTCACCCTGACTATCATGGACTGGACGGACAATGACAACGCCAGCAACCTTTAACAGCGCCTATCGCCTAATCGCTATGGCGATGCAGAACGCAGGGAAACTCCAGGAGGGCGATGAGCCTAACTCGGAGCAGCTTGCATCTGGCATGAACCGTCTTAACGATCTGATCAATATCTGGCAGACCAGTGGTCTTAAGCTCTGGCAGACAGTCGATCTTCCGGTCACTCTTACAGCTGGACTCGCCTGCTACACTGGCGCAAGTCTCGGGGCGGTACGCAACCTTCGCGTGCTACAGGCTTACTACCTAGACGCCAGCGGGGTCAGAAGGCCGCTTCTCCCTCTTTCCTGGGACGAGTACAATAGGCTTTCTGCTCCCGGGGATCAAGGCCCAATCAATTCGTACTTCGTTGATAAACAGTTGTCCCAGCTCCGAGTGTGCTTTTGGCTTACACCGGACGCGACAGCCGCGACTGGAACCGCGCATCTCATCGTGCAGCAGCAAATTCCCAATGTCTCTGGCCTTCTTGACACGATCAACTTCCCGTCGGAGTGGTTCCTTGCCCTGCAGTGGGGGCTTGCTGCAGAGATATGCACAGGGCAACCTGACAGCATTATCAACCGGTGCGAGACAAAAGCTCTAACCTATAAACTCGGCCTTGAGTCTTGGGACGTAGAGGACGCTTCAACCTCCTTTTCCCCGGATCAGAGAAGCGGACAACTCGCTGGAGGCTTTAGATAATGGCTGATGCTGGGCTACTTCCGCAGAGACTTCCTCTCGTCATTGTTCCGGGCAATCGAGACACTACATCTGGAAAAGATGCGAAGCTGGTTAATGGCTATGTAGAGAAAGTCGACGAGTCTTCTTTTCAGCTCTACAAGCGTCCAGGGTATGTCTCGACAGGCATTAGTCACGGGGCAGGCGCTGCCGCAGGTCTGTATAACTGGAAAGGGGATTTGTACGGAGTCTGGGGAACGGCGCTGTACAAAAACGGGAGTGTAATCGGGACTGTTGATTCTTCCAACGGGAGATACCAGTTCAACCAAACAGCCGGTCTTAACATCAGCGTAGATCGTCTCTACCTCTCGAACGGTGTTCACGGCTATACCTGGGACGGCACAACCTTCGCGCAGATTATAGACGCGAATTACCCAGCCACCACGGTCAAGGGCAGTGCTTATCTCGATGGCACTCTCTACGTGATGGACACGACAGGAGCTATTTGGGGCTCCTCCCTCAACAACCCGACGACTTGGTCAGCTCTCAATAAGATTGTTGCGCAGATTGAACCTGATTTGGGTGTAACAATTTCCAAGCAGCTTATCTACGTTGTAGCCTTCAAGCAGTGGTCTGTCGAGTTCTTCTACGACGCAGCAGCATCTTCCGGGAGCCCGCTCTTACCAGTTCCAGCTTCGCGACTTAACTACGGCTGCGCAAGCGCAGGCACCCTCGCGGAGTTCGATGGCACCCTAATCTGGGTGGCAACAAATCGCGTTGGAGGGCGGCAAGTCATTTCTGTCACTGATATGCGGGCTAAGCCCGTGTCCAGCAAACCCGTAGAAAGACTTCTTAACTCCGCCGATCTCACCGGCGCTTTAGCATCCGTCTACAAGGGGATGGGACATGAGTTCTACATTCTGACAATGCCGGCCGCAAACCTAACTCTAGTCTACGACATGGGCGAGGGAGCATGGGCTCAGTGGACAACGGCTGCAGGCGACTATGTCCCCTTGGTGGATACGGCCACCCTCGGGGCAACTACAGTCGGGCAGACCTCTACCAGCTCCCTTACCTACACCATGAGCACTGATTATCCAACTGACGACGGAATTGTTTTTCCCGTTGATCTGGTTACTCCCAATTTCGACGGAGGGACGCGCCAGTTAAAGCTCCTTACTTCGATGGAGTTCTCGGCTGACCAGACTCCCGGGAGTTTACTCCAGGTCCGAGTCTCGGATGACGACTACCAGACCTGGACAAACTTCCGCCCCGTCAACCTGGGGCTTAAGCGCCCGATGCTCTGGGATTGTGGGAGTTTTCGCCGACGGGCTTTTCATTTCCGGCATCAGTGCCCAGTGCCTCTGCGCATTCAGTCAGTTGATCTTCAACTTGTTCCGGGCTCGCTATGAGCGCTAATATTCCGCCTCCTCCGACCTGGGCAGCTCCAGTTGATCCGTTGACGGGTACTTTTGCGCCAGTCTGGATTCAGTGGTTCCTTACGATTGCACAGCTTATTAACCAAGCTGGCGGTTCCTCTGGGGTGCAGCACAATCTACTTTCTGGCTTGCAGGGGGGTGGAGCTAATGAGTTTTACCACTTGACGGCTGCGGAGTCTGTCGGGATGGCTGCCCAGTCTCCGGCGAACGTCGCCATCACGGGAGGGTCGATCACCGGCATAACTGACCTAGCAATCGCGGACGGTGGAACGGCAGCTTCGACGGCGAGCGGAGCTCGGACAAACCTCGGGCTCGGCGACATGGCTGTACAATCGGCAGCCGCAGTTAACCTGACAGGGGGTTCGATCACTGGCATAACCGATCTAGCAATCGCGGATGGCGGAACAGCGGCCTCAACAGCAAGTGGAGCTCGGACAAACCTTGGACTTGGCGACGTGGCCGTCCAGTCGGCAGCTGCCGTTAACCTGACGGGAGGGTCGATTACCGGGCTTACAACCCTCGGCTTCGGCACCTATACAGCAGGTGTGGTAGCCCAGGCTGGTTACATAACCGTAAAGGACTCAGGCGGAACAACAAGACGCCTGCTGGTGGGATGATGAAAATTTATCTGGAAACTTGGGCGAGCCTGCGAAAAGATTGCGAGGAGCTCGCGCAACTCCACTGGGATGAAATAGCCTGGGATAAAGATAAAGTGCCGCTGGACCCTAACTGGGAACTCTACGCAGCGCTCGAGCACACCGGCAAGCTTGTCTGCGTGACGGCGCGCGAAGAGGGCAAGCTCTGGGGTTATTCGGTGTTCATCGTGCAGGGGGCTTTGCACTATCGCACAACTCTCACGGCGATTAACGATGTTCTTTTTCTGCACCCGGACAAGCGCCACAGTCGAGTTGGACTGAGCCTGATAAATAAGTCAGAGGAGTTTCTTCAAGCAATGGGCGTGCGTAGAGTGTTCTGGCATGTCAAGCCAGGCGTGCACGACTTCTCCCCGGTGCTGCTGCGCAAGGGGTATCGGCTGGATGAGATTGTTTATTCAAAAGTTTTAGGAGACTGACATGGGCGGAATGGTTGCAGTTGTTACAGATTTTCTTGCTACTGATGCCGGAGTTGGCGCGATGATTGGGGCGGGAGTTGGCATAGCATCAGGCGGCGGAATTACAGGAGCGCTGGAGGGCGGGCTTCTCGGTGGAGTAGGCGGGTCTCTAGTCGGAGCTGCGAGTGGAGCTGGCGGCCTAACCACAGAAGGTATGTTCGCGGCCCAGGAGACCGCGCCTGGCCTGCTGGCTGAAGACCTAGCCGGCTGGGGCGGTACAGCTAGCCAAGTTGGGCAGGTTGGAAGTGCTGTGGCCGAGGCGGGCTTCGGGGACATGTCAATGCA